GTACTCAATACGCTGCAGCGCCGACAGCTCGAAGATGGTCAGGGATTCTGTTTGCCAGGTGAACTTCTCTTTTTTCAGAAACATGCGTCCTTCCTTACGCTGCAGTTACGGTGACTTTGCAGACCGCTACGAAATTACCATCGCTGGTCATAACAATAACGTCAGCGGTACCTGCCGCCACGCCGGTGACGGTGATCGCGTTGCCGCTAACGGTGACCGTTGCTTTTGCCCCGTCGGAGGTTGCCACGCGGAACGAGGTATCTGAGGCACTTGCAGGGTTAACCGTCACATTGAGCGTTGTGGTTGCGCCCACGACCACGCTTGCCGTGGCTTTATCGAGCGTAACGCCGGTCACGGGGATATTCGGGGTCCCGCTTTCTTCAGCCAGTTCCGGCTTGCCGGTATTGGTGATTTTCGCTGTACGGGTAATGACCTCTTTAGCCGGAATCGCTTTACCCAGGCTGCTGCACCAGCCGCGGAAAACGTCGACGGTACCGTTCGGGTATTTGATTTTGTAATAGCGTACTGAGCCATCAATAAACCACGCGACCAGGTCTTTTTGCCCTTCTTCGCCCGGCTTCCAGGCGAGGGTGAACGAGGTATCGCCAGCAGATTTTGCCCCCTGGGCGGTGGCGTTCCAGTCGGCATCCTCGTCGTCGAGGTAAGTGTCGTCATACGATTCGGCGGTCATTTCGCCCGGCGTCAGCTCTTTGATTTTCGCCAGGCGATTCCAGTCGATATCAGACAGTGGGTTAGAGAAAGCGTTGCCCGTTCCGGTGTAAAGCCAGAGGGTGGTACCGGCGCCTTTTACAGGAGCAAGTGGATTTGGTGTTGGCATGTTTTCCTCACATTTCGTAAGTGATTGAATATTTCATATCGGCGGAGGTCCACAGCCCCATCGCATCATCGCGCTGGTAATCGAAGCCTTGTGGAACCATGAGCGTTAACAGTGAATCGAGGCCGGGAACATCAGCGAGGGCCGGATAGATATGGCTTTCCATCCATTCATCCAGTTCGGAATCTGGTACCTGCGAGGACAGGAAGACCTCGATATGTAACGTTGCCGCCCACATATCGGCATCAAGTTCTTCGCCGGTATACTCCGCATCGGTCAGATAGACCGCGACGGCAGGAAAATCCTCCTCCTCAATGACAGCCGGGCACCCGTCAAAAAACATGACGTCGATCCCGATGGCCTCTTCAAGCACATCAATAATTTTCTGGCGAATGAGAGTGTGTTTCATCGTGTCAGATGCAACCTCAGTTGTTGCCTGAGGGCATAGCCAAGTTGTTTTGGCATTTCCTCTTCAAGCATGCGTTTCTTCTCTGCTTCGAAAGCAGTAGTGAGGGGCGCGGACAATGGGATTTTGACCACGTCGATGGGATAACGACTTTTTCCTGCAATGCGCTTCATGACGTGCCAGCGGCCGTTCGCCAGGCGCTGGATAAAGGCGTCGCGAAAAACATAACGACCAATTCTCAGCACGCTACTTTTTCGAACCAGCGGGCCTTTTCGGTTCGTAGCCCTGACCTGCGCGGCACCGAGTTTGATGGCGGGAAGGTTGCCCCGGTTAACCTTAATTCGGGCCGCTGAGTGCCCTGACGCCGAGGCTTTGTTGATTCTCACCCTTTGTCTGACCAGCTTTACAGGTATCCGCGAAACGCGGTTATCACCGGCTACCGTTTCTTTCGCCACTCTTCGGACGGCAACCGAGACGCCATTAGCAGCAACCCGGTTCACAGCCCATGCGCTGGCATTGGGAACCATATTTCTGTCCAGGCTATCCAGGTTGGCAATCGCCTGCTCAAGACCTTTTATCGACATGAATGCTCCTTAACGCCGCCGCGATCCGCCGGGAGGTGATCCACTACCCAGCCATACATGGCAGGAACCGCAATCATCCGGGCCCACGCGATCAACCCAAAATTCACGCCCGTTTACCTTCAGCGTGTCCAGACGTTCCAGCCCGCTTACATCCGATGAGTTCACAAAAAACGTCGGCCTGGTTCCGTCAATTCTGATCCCCGCTTCTGCGAAACCGATGTTCTCTGGATCGTCAAAGACCCCGCGGAGCGTGACGCCGGATAAAGATCCAGAGGTTATCCTTGCCTCTGCGCCCATCACTCCACGTATAGTGGTATCCGCGCGCGCCATCGCTTCATCAAAAAGATTATCGAAATCAGCCATTAGGCCCCCTGTCAGACTTCCCGGGCCAGCCCCTGAGAAATCAGTTCGGTAGCCTCCGCGTCGGTCACGCGAATAACGACACCAGGCTCAACAATAGAGAGGGACTCGTTGCGTGTGGCGTGAAGTGCATCAATGTGCAAGGTCACCAGTGTCTCAACCGCCACCAGCTCGCCGGGCTCATTTGACGCAGGATTCTCGGTAATAGAGCCAGAGGTGTTATCTGGGCCTGGCTGGCCCGAGGTGCTGATAGCAGTAGTGCTGGCAACGGACACCTCAGCACCCTCTTCTCCGTCTTCGTCGAGTTCCTCTTCGAGCTCAGAAATACGTAACGTAAGCTCCTGAATGGTGCCTGTGACGTTGACCTCACGATTCAGCTTTACGCCCAGCTCTTTCAGTCGGGCGATAAGGGTTTCTTTTTCTGTCATGGGAAATACTCCAGAAATGTGGCCCATCAGGGCCACTGTGGAAAGTTATGCCAGCTTGACTGAAACGAACGCGTCCGGATCTGGCAGCAGCATCAGCGGAGCTGACTGAATCATGGTGAACTCGCGAGCCGGGTCGCCCGTCTGTACCCAGTTCTTCGGGTAACGTGTTGAGGCGTTGATACCTTCGCGCTGGGCATCTGCATCAAGAATGCAGCCATAGGTGCGCAGGCCACGGGCCAGGGTATTACCCAGGACCATAGTCAGGTCTGGCAGAGCATTCTTTTTGATGTCATTTTCAACAAGCTGGCCTGCGTAAACGACAATGGCCACATCGCCGTACATGCCCTTATAAGAAACGGCTTCACCCAGGTCTTTCAGGGCGGTTTCCAGCTCGGAGTTAGAGCCGCGACGTGTATCCAGCTTCTCCTTCACAGCGTCGAAAGAACGGAACAATGCCCAACCCTTCGGATCGAACACGATAATGTTAATTGTGCCGCTGGCGTTAAGCGCATAGGCTTCAATGTCATCGGTCGGGTCGTACGTTTTTTTGTCGCGAGAAGACCAGGCAGCTGCACCCGCCTGGATGATGTTGTTACCGGCACTGCGGCCCATATCTACTTCTACTGGCTCAAATGCTTCTCCGCTCATGGTGTATTTCCCATAGAGCACAGCTTCAATTGCTTGCTTCTCTTCCACCTGTGCAATCGCCAGCTCTTCATCTTTCATGTTCTGAAGGATGATGCGTCGACGTCGATAGGCAGGGTCTGCCAGATTTTGTGGATCTTCATCAGGCAGGCGGCGAAGAGTCATCTGCGGGTTTACTTCGTGTTTTGGCTACATGAGTCAAATATGAACGTATGAGATTGACTGAAAACAAAAAAGATACTAAAAAAAAAGGGTAAATTGCGCTCTTGCAATACAGACTGCAATACATTGCTCTCATATGTGCTTACTAGAACTTTGAAGTTTGATTAATCAGTTTAGATTTTTTTTCCTTCACATAGCGATAAGGAGATTCTTATGACTGATGTACGTATCACATGCATTACACTCTCTGATACAAATGCTATTCACGAGCATATTACTCATGTAGGCAGCCCTCAATTCAACCCTAAAGGGAGCAAATGGACGGTTGCACAAGTTATTGCGGCTATTGAAAAAAATGAGCATACGTTTCATGTAACTGATGCATATGGCAACACAGCCTATGTTGGCGTTGTAGATCCCAAAGATGGACGAAAGAAATTTATTCGAACTTATGCCGATGGCAAATGGAACAACAATCTTCTTTCTTTACCACAATGCTAAACTCATAGGGGCGAAAGCCCCTTAAATAACTCAAGAGCATAAATATGATGAACAAAGAAGAAGTCCTCAAAAAAAACATCGAAATAAACCTTGAGACAGCTCAAGACTTCCTTAGTTATTTCTCACCGTATTTAAATAAAGAATTTGACTTCAGAAATTTTATTTTCAGAGGGCATGGGAATGCAAATCATAAACTTATCCCATCGGTTCTAAGAAGAGACAGCTCAATAATCAAAAGAATTCAAGCCATGAGCGCAAGGATATCAATAACAGAAACAGATTTATTGTTTGAGTCAAAACAAATTCAAGCCGAAACAGCCATACTTAGGCAGTTTTATAAAATATCCAATAGAAATGGGTTATTTACACCACCCACAGAACGTTGGTTTAAGGATGACATTCATTTAGTTACAAATCAATTTGTGGTAGCTGATCGTCATGAAGATGAAGAATGGCTACCTAAAGAATTATTAGAGCTTGCAGCTTTAGCTCAACATTATGGTATTCCAACCAGACTTATGGATTGGACACATGATGCACTGACAGCATGTTTTTTTGCTTGCACTTCTGAAGTTGAAAGCAAAGAGGATTTATGTGTTTGGGCTATGAATGCCAACTGGATAACTTTGTTGAAAAAATCCGGAAAAGTAAACAGAATAAACTTCTTCACACCAAATTATAAAAACAACGATAACGTGACAGCACAAAAAGGCCTTTTCACATATTGCTCATCCATACTTAAACGAAATATTTTCCCAAGAGAAGTTTTCTTACTTCCACATGAACAAAGGGATATTATATTAGGCCAAAAAGACAAAGTTGACACCAGACCATTGGATGAAGTTGTATTTGATGAACTAACAAGTAGCTCAAATACGAATCTTGGAGATGAACCACTTTTTATAAAAGTCACATTACCAAACTCCCAGCGAATGGAGCTATATCGGTTGTTAATATTGATGGGATATGACTACCCTCGTATATATCCTGGGTATCATGGCATCGCAAATCATTTAGACTTCCTCAAAAACATTGAGGATGAAATATCACGCCAACAATTCCTCTTGTAAAAAATGATGCATCGCTACCATTTGCGGTGCATCTAGAACTATAGATCATTTGCCCTTCTGATTTTCACATATGTACCGCTCAGCCATTTCTGGTATTTCATCTGAAATATGAGAAGCTCGATTCATCGCCTTACTGACCTCCTTTTTAATTGAGTCCAGATATCTTTTTTCCATACCTGGAAACTGTCGACTGATAGCCAAGGGAAGACTATCCATAATGGCTCCAACTTCTCCAGCTAATTTTGATAAGGCATATGTAGCGAATGCCGTATCAATCACCTACCCTGTTTCACGGGCGTTCTTCAACTCCTGTGCATCTGCCTGAGCGTTAGTAAGTCGTATTCGAGCTTTCAAAAGTTCTGCATCATCTATGTCACCCCCCTGTTCCATAATCTTACTCAGTTCATTTTCAACCCTGTTACTTACAACGCTTGCCACATCATAAAACGCTTCGCGTCCGGCACGCTTTACTGGTTCTACGCCCCATTTGTCGAAAGCAGTTACACCGACCTTACAACTTTTCGCCATGTTCTTCTTGTTGAGCAGATGCTGGGTCATTTGTACCTCTGTATTATTTTTAACTGCGTAAGTGGCTATATTTATATGTAAATAGCATTTTAAATCATATATTTACATGAAATAACAACACCACCACCTACCTCTCAAAAAAACTCATAAATAGCGCTTTTCCGCGAGGTCGCCGCCCCGTAGTAAGCCAAACTGCCCGAAAGGACCCGCGCACCTTCGCCGGGTCAATCGGGCTCGCTCAACTAACAGATCAGCTTGCTTTTGCCGTTCTGGGCCTGTCGGCGAACTCGCTCAGCCTTGAGGCATAGTGATGCATCTGGTTTGACGGGTACAGGGACCTGACATGTTTCAGAGCTGCGAGGAATGTTATTGATCCATTCGATAACTTCGCTCAGATACCATGCTTTACGCCCTTCAGTGACCTGTACACGGACCGGAAACTCACCTCGAGCTTCGAGGTTGAGCAATGTACGGCGGCTCAGTGTGGTGAGTTCTATCACCTGATTCATATCAACCAGGCGCTCACTCATATTCATTTTGTCTGCGAGCTCCTGCAGCTCCTTCACTACCGGATCCGGATAGAGAGCATCGGCGGTTGCCATCAGGCTATTGTCTTTAACTTTCATCGTTAGCTCCTCACACTTACGCCAGAGGTTGAACAGAAATACCGGAACCAACAAAGGCGGCAATCTTTGCCGAGAGGGTTGTAACCTCTTCGGGCCAGTTGAGTGCATCGACATTAAGCACACCAGTCTTGTAGACCTGCGCCTGTGTCTGGCTTGCGGTATCGACGCTGAAGCAGGACACATAAACAGCTTGACCTGCTTTGGCTCCATCCCATGCAACCAGAGCACCAGTTGTTGCATCCTGCATCAGTGGTGTCAGCGCAGGGATTATGCCTTTCCCTCCAGCAAAGATCCCCAGCGTAGATACCAGCGCTTCAGTGCCGGCCATCAGCTCAATGTAATTTGCAGTCATGAATGCTCCTTAAGCCACACGAACGGTGACAAAACGGTTAACGCGGGCCGGGATTGGTTGCGGTGCGGAATGCGTCTGGACATATTCAATCGCCGGGTCACCAGGTACGATGTAATTCTTGGGCGCAAGTTCTGCTTTGGTGATGCCCATGCGGATGAGTTCGGGATCCTGAATTCCACCATAAGCCACAATGCCCTGTAGCGCAGTGTTACCCAGCACCATCAAATCAGGATCAAGGAAATATTTCTCTGTGCCGTCTTCGTCGGTATAGCGACCGCTGTAAACGACGATTGCGACGTCGCCCATATAGCCCTTAAAGCTCACTGAATCGCCCAGGTCTTTCAGTGCGGTTTCAAGCTGGGCATTAGAGCCGCGACGTGTATCGAGTACATCTTTGATAGCTTTGAATGAGCGGTATTTCTTCCAGACATTCCCGCCCATAATGATGATATTAGTAACACCTTCGCTCAGTTCTGAGTAGGTTTCAATGTCGTCATTTGGATCAAATGTCGCTTTGTCTTTACCTGACCATGCAACGCTACCAGCCTGAGTGATCATGTTCTGGGATTTGATATTCCAGTCCAGTTCGTAGCGTTCGATCCCTTCTCCTTCAATGATATTTTTCCCGGTAGTAACAGCCTGAACAGCCAGCCATTCAATACGCGCCCGGATAGCAATGGATTGCTTCAGAATGGCCTGTTTAACTTTAATATTTCGGGCATTGAGCGAGCTGTATTGCTCAGGGGTTACACCCGCCGGACGGACGGCCAGTTTATTCGGATCAATGCTGCTTTTGGGTTTCATGTACCCCGGACGGATAGATTTCGATTCATAACCCTCATCGCGTGCCACCTTACTGCCTACCATTGGCGAACAGAATGCTGCGATCGGAATATTAGGGTCGTCAATCGTGTCTAGTATGATATCGCGCGTTTCGAACGTTACTGCGCGGGTAAAGAATAAATCAGTGAATAGAGTTTTGAGTTGCTTCTGGATATCCTCGGCACTAACAACTCGGACAAGTGCCGCTGGCGTGTATAAACCTGGCATATTTTACCTCACTAAAAAATCGAATAGAGTTCGTTGCAGGGATAATGCTATCACTGCAAAAGCGGTATTGAATGTATGCAACGGTGTGCAATGGAGTGCAATAATGTATAAAGTTAATCTGGTATAATTTCAGAGCCTTATATATCTGCTATCGTCAACTCCGTTATTCCCTCCAAATAACACCATGTAAAAAATCGGTAATTGCCAAAGCGGGCCTGAGTGCGGCCCGCTTTTTTATGCATTTATTTAATCTTTTTTTTAGTCTCAAAATCATTAATTGCATGTAACCAGTAACTCAGTGTAGATGAGGTATCGCAAATGTAGCCATTAACGCTACTGCTTGGTTTTGAGCCTCGTCTGATTTTATCTAGCGATGACAGATACACATCGTTAATGGCTGGCTCAATGAAGGCTGATTCAACCTCTGACAATTCTCCCCGCGCCTTCTGTTTCTGAATCCTCTTACGTTCCTCCTGAACATAGTCCTTCAGGTCTGTTATCTGCCCTGTGATTTCTGGGTCTGATTTAAAGCGCGGATACTGTTCGTTAAGCGCCTGTTCGATAACTTCGAGGCGGTTTTTAATCTCTATTAGCCGATTCATAAAATATTACCCATTCAGTGAAATGATTGTTGCTATAGCGGATAATAACGTCCCGATGTAGGCAGATATGTATAGTGAAAAAATCAGTGATTTTATCCACCTACCACAATTGTCTTGTTTTGCAATCACATTAATTATGGAAAGAAAGCATACAAAGAACCCCAGCGTAGAAACTAAGGCAACAAATGTTAAGACCCAATACATTACCCCATGCACCTGGCCTTTTTTTACTACAGCAGCCGCCATTACCAAACATTGAATAATGGCTAATGCCAAAGTGCCAGAAGTTTTTTCAGCTATCGAATGAAAACTATTAAAAAACTGAACAAATGATTCATCAACTACAGTACGAGTTGTTCCTTCCTTCATAATCCCCACATCCTCCCCACTTAGTTAGCTTCCCACTTACAACCCACCAGCATTTTAGACTACCCCCGCCAAAACCAGTACTGACGCGGGTTAGAGCATTTTTACCCACTTTGTCCAAGTATATAGGCGCAAAGTGGGGAAAACAGACGGGGTTTCCCAGTCCTCCCCACTTACTACCCATTTGTTAACCCACTTCTCTTAACGATTGTATCGTTAATACGTCACCATTCTGGATAATTAATCCATCATCAACCAACTTTTGAACCCAGCGGCTAAAGTGCTTAGTATCAGTGCCCGTCGCTTTCAAATCATCGCGCAGAACAGCCCTAGTACAAGGTTCACCTTGCATTGTTCTACTTCGGATAGCTTGCCATAGAGCCATATGATTACCTGTTAACTTCGCTATCCCTACCAACTCAGGATCTACTCCTTTTGCCTCTCTAGGAACATCATTAACCACCAGCGAAGAAATAAGTTCGCCATCACGATCCGTAAACAGTTCCACCGGGCGCAAATCGAATGCGGCCTGTTTAGGCTCCTCCGCATCCTTCATCTTCGTACAGGTCAGAATTATCGCTCCGCCGTCACCTTCGCGGCGAATGTTAAATTCTGCATCCAAAGCTGCCCTGAAAGCACTGGAACCTCGTGCGCCTTTGGTATCGTCTTTTCCTGAATGATGCACCACCAGCAACGTGGCACCAGTCTCACGCTTGATGACGTCGCAGCCTTCGATAAAGGCCCCCATGTCACGAGCATCGTTTTCATCGTTACCACCGAAGCACCGCGCCAGAGTATCTACGACAATCAGGCGAATTGGCTGGCCCGTTCTGGACTTAACATCACGCGCAGCTTTGATCATCTCCTGCATTTCCTCACGGCGAACCGGGAAAACCGGACGGTTGACCAGATAGAGGTTATTCAGTTTCACACCATGCTTTTTCTCCCACGCCTTTATTCTCCGCGGGACGCCAATACCACCTTCACCCACTACGTACATCACGGCGCCAGCTGATACTGACTTTCCAGCCCACTTCATCCCGGCTGCAACGTGGCAAGCCCAGGACACCGCCAGAAAACTTTTATACGAACCGCTAGGGCCGTATATGCTGCTCAGGCTGTTAGAGGGGAGATAATTCTTTAACGTATAATCCTGCTCCTGATCGTACCCATCAGAGCCCACGCTTAACGGTAAACTGTGCCGCAATGACATCTCCCTCACAGAGACATCAATATGTCCGCGCAGACGGGAAAGATATTCTCTCCAGTCCTCCGGCTCCTGGTCGGGAATGCCTTTGTACAATTTGGCATCCTGCACACCAGCCAGAGCCAGTTTTTCGGCAATATTATTAATCTGGATAGGCTCAATATTCCCGGCCAGATATATGCGCGCGGCACGACGGCCATCATCCACAATGCGCAGGTTATCGAGCTCTGCCAGCTGTTTTGGCCCAAGGTAAACAGGAGGAGTCGTGTCTTCGGCGATCTGTTTACCAAGCCCCTCTTCCCATCCCCTGGCATGGGCGTATGCGTCAGACCCGGCAAAGATAACGGCTTCAGTGAATTTTTCCTTTGGCAGGTGTTTCAGGTTCGGTGCGTTCTTCATTTCAGCCCCTTATCCCATCCGTCAGACCCAATACTCAGCGGTAGAGAAGATCGCAGAGCAGCGATTTTTTTACGCCCAATTTCTTTTACGGCCTCCTGCCACTCCCGGCTTTCCTCAGGAAGGTAAATAAATTCATTTCGGAACCGATACTCAGAAAAAACACACTCATGGGAGTATCCATCCCGGACATACGTAATACGGCTATCCGTTACGCCTGTGACAGTAATTTTTTCCCCGCGAGAATCTTTCCAGCGGCTGTTAAGCTCGATTTTTGGTTGAGCGATGCCCTCAGGCTGTGCCCGATTTAATTTTTTCACCATGAAATTTATTCCTTGTTGGTAGCAGTTAAACCGTGTGCATCAGCAGCCTGACGAACTGCCTGAATAAAACCTTCCGGTGTGGCCACGATTTCATTCGGACGAAGGCGGCGCTCTGTAACCTGACCGTTTTTAACCGTCACCAGTACGCGAATCTCGTAATCTGCGGGTAAGTCGGACTTATGCATGACGCACCTCCTCTGGCACGGCATCCGCGCTGTAAGGATCGCTACCCAGAATGCTCCAAAGAATTTGGTTTTCAGGGTCCATAAACGACACAGAAAGCGGGCTTTCGGTTCGAATTTTTGCGGCAAAGGTTAACTTCCAGCCGCAGAACGCTTCACGGGCAGTATCTTCGGTCTCGGCGATGGTGCGCAGAACTACGGGTGCGCAGACGTGGCCATTAGGAGTGCCAAGGAATAGCCATGTAAATTTGGGGTGAGTTTGGGTATGCTGTGTTCCAGCCATAGTCGTTACTCCAGTTAACGGTTTGGTTAGACGCCCTGCATGTGTTGCGAGCACTGCAGGGCGTTGTATCTGTTATTTACGTCATGATAAGGTGTGTACCTATCAACATAGATGCTATTGAATAGGTACATACATGTCAACCACTATACAACGTGATAAGCAGCCTAAAGGAGCCGGTAAGGCTCCAGCGTTTCAAATACGAATTAACCCAGATTTGAAAGAGCAGATGAATGCTGCTGCTGCCCGCCAAGGAATGAGCTTAGGTAATTGGCTCAAGGAACTTGCAAGGGCTGAACTAAGAAAACAAGGTATAAATCCTAAAGGTTAATAAAACATGGAAAAGTCTGGTATGCCCTCAGGCAACAAAATCATTGAAATCACCAAGGAACAATTCGAGGTTTATTTTTATGGCCGCACGCCATATGTTAAAACTTTCTCAGAAGAAATTTTATGGTTTAAATATGTAAATGACGATGTAACTCTTTTAGCAACAATTGTGCTTTGTAATATTGATAAGGACTACAACGCTATAATCCTAGGCAGAGATTTAGATAAAAAATTTAGAGCTGTAAAAGTTATCGCTTCGCGAGAATCAAAAGACATTTTAATAGCTGATATAGAAAAAGCCATACCTGAATTATTATCACTACACAAGGACGGTTGTTTTATACAAGGGGATGAATCAGAAGCAGCTTTTTCAATTTTCCTTGCTAAAGTTCCTGAGCACAAGAAAAACGTCTATCTAAAAATGTTACTTGAGGAACCAAAGCACTATCCCGCATTTATAGTAATGCAAGAATTGGCTTATTGGTTTAAAGATCCTGACGGGATATTCATCAGAGATTTCCAAAGCGCCTCATTTAACTCTCGTTTATTTGAGCTTTATCTAAACGCCATTTTTTACGAGATGGACTTTATGATATGCAGAGATTACGCCCAACCTGATTATATTATTTCAAAGCATGGCGTAGCTATTGCTGTAGAGGCTGTTACAGTTGCTGAACTCGCGGAACCCACTGACAAGCTAGTACTTGACCAAGACGCATTTGAAGACCTTCAAAGATATATCAAAGAGCAGATGCCATTCAAATTTGCACGAACTCTTTTAAATAAGGTAAGGCACAGACCAGAACCTTCAAAACTATGTTACTGGGAATTAGAGCATACCAAAGGTAAGCCCTTTATTATAGCTTTACACGATTACTCACGCCGACTCTCAATGAGCTTCTCAATGCCAGCGTTGCAGAGCTATCTTTACGGGGTAGATATTGATTCTGGAAGCAAAATTGAACAGCACTTTTTTGATAATCGAAGTATACACTCTAATTTTTTCGGTTCTAATAAGAATGAAAATGTCTCAGCCGTATTACTTGCAACACACGCCACAATCCCGAAATTTGATAGAATGGGAGTAGTTGCTGGAATTGAACAAAAAAATGTCAATTCCGTAGTGAGAGGTGTCAAAACTGATGAAAACTGCACTCCAATGCCTTATGCCGCCGTCGTCAATGATCCATCATATGAAGAACCTTGGTGTACAGCGATATACATGTTCCATAATCCGAAGGCATTAAATCCTGTACATCCTGATCTATTCCCAAGAGTTATTCATGTTTTCGAAGAAAATGGGGAAATAGTTCAATACTTCCCACCTAATTATGTAATCACATCTACTACGCAAGTTTTTGAATTTAAGTGATATAAAATCCTATGGGCATAACCCATAGGATATGCATCCTTTTCATAATTCTACCATTCACCCCGAATCCATGACTGGATCTCAGAAAGGCGATACGCAACGGCAGTAGCACCAATCTTTATGCGTTTAGGAAACTTCCCTTCCTTCTCCAACTTCCAGCGCGTACTATTCGCAAGAGTAGTTAACTCCCGACATTCTTTCTCACGGATCATACGGTCAATGTTAGGAATGTACTCGAGACCCTTTTTATCAACAACTGCCATTTTTTTCATGTTAACCAGCCTTTTGTTTGAGGATTGTCACTTTTGACTCAGCACCCGAGATGCTATTGAGGTATGTCGTCCAGAGATCTAACGCGTCCAGTTTCTTCGCCATAAATTTACTTCGGTTGTAAATACCCGCCACACCAGGTAATACATGGCCTAACAGCTGCTCCACGACATGAAACTCAACGCCCAAATCATTCAGATGTGTTGAAAGCGTTCTCCTGAGGTCATGTAGAGACCATTGCTTTTCGTGGCCCAGCCGCTTACCAATTTTTCCACCAATTTTGCTTACGCTTTCCCTGATACGCAGACTACCCAGCACATAGCCGGAATGCTTTGTTTCCTCGTAGACGTCCGTTATCCACTGCCTCAGACCTTCGGGTACTGGCCTTACAATTTCCACCCCATTTTTTGAATGCTCTTTTGGAACGGACCATACCCAGTTTTTTCGATCCCATTCCTTCCATTCTGATAACCGGGCCTCACTCATGCGGCATCCGAAAACCGTGCACAGAACAAACATTTTCCTGGCATATTCGGACATCAACTTCATATCAGGTTCAACAAAGATAGCTTTCCAGAGCTGCCCTAACTCGGCCTCATTAAGAACCCGATCACGCTTACCAGCCGCCTGGCCTACATCGGTCATGCGCAAGTCCTTTAGTGCATCGCAGGTTGCGTACTGACGAACCCGGCAAAAACGAAGTGCCAGTTTTGTGTCAGAAAATACATACGACGCCATAACTGGCGCATTACGTTTTATCCGGTCAAAACAATCGAGCCATTCATAGAGATGTGTGTCGTTCACAGGCAGATGACCGATAAAGGGAAAAACGTGTTTACGAAATCGCCCCAGAGTTACAGCATGGGTTTTGCGACGAACCTTGCAGTAATTTTCGTACCAGTAACAGAGAGCGTCCTGAACAGTAACCGGCCTAAGACGCTCCTCGGACTGAATCTTTATCTGAATGCGGGGATCTCTTTTCTCTGCAAGCCACGCCCGGCACTCATCCCGCTTTTCCCTGGCTTGTTTAAGCGACATATCCGGATACTTACCTAGCGTTAACCAGACCGGGGCAGTCAGACCACCAGCTAACCTGTAGAAGAAAACAAAACTCACAGCACCCTTCTTACTCACACGAACGGAAAGCCCCTTCCCATCCGCCACAGTGATCTGCTTTTCTCTGGATTTTCCCAGATACCCCTTAAGCGCCTTGTCGCTCAATTTGTTCTCACCAGCCATTTTTAGCCCCCAAAAAGCAATACAAGCTGCAATACAGAGGTGATTGCAACGCACAGAAAACGAGGAAAACCCAGTGAAAGCGCCAGAAAAACTTAACCTTTATTATCAAATGATTAACTGCAAAAACCAGCAACTACACGAAAGCCTCTGAAAGCCATGCTAAGTGCTTTGGCTTCACATACCCCGGTGTAAATTCCGACGTGCTGCCACCGCGGGAACGAATCACTTTCCCGGAGACAATCGGCGATACGTACAGCGCCATATTGACCATGCCCGGAATTTGCGACAGGTAGACTTTTTCTGTACTGAAGGGATAAGTTTCGCGAAAGAAGATACGCAGGAAGAGCGGATCGAACTTGAATTTCTTCTCATTGACCGCCAGAAGCTGGGCTGTTGTGTAAACTGACATAGATTTTTCCCGTAAAAAAAGCCGCATAAGCGGCTTTTATGAAAGTTGAGGGTGATTAAACGATGCTGATCGCAGTACCGGAGAACGCGTTACGCTTGATATTTTCGTCGGTAACGGCAGATGGCCAGAGCACATCTTCGATGCGGAAAGAACCGGATTTATAGAATGCCAGTTCAGCACTGCTCTGGTCAGCGGTAACCGCCAGAATGCCGGTTGCTGCACCTGCATGCTCGCCGTCCCAGACGGTTAGCTTGCCGGACGTAGCATCGAGCATGAGCGGGGTCATTGCCGGGGTGGATGCTGTCAGTTCGCCCGGTGCATACGCGGTGTGTGCCGGATCGCTGTTACCGAGCGGCTGGTGATGAGTAAATACTTCGGTGATTGCCATGTTAGCCTCTTAAACGGGGGTGTTTAACAAATCGTCGCCGGCTTCAGCAGAGGCATTCCCTGCTGAAAGAGCGCCTGGTGCAGTTTCCATCAGGCGATCCAGCGCCGTATCGGTACGCGCCTGGGCGCTTTGTGGCGCCGCGGCCAGAATGCGCTGTGCACTCTCGACCGTCATGCCCGGCGTTTCTGCCAGCGCACGGGCCTGTGATTCACGACCTTTTGCCTCTTCGCAGTTCAGAATCCCCATGATGCGACTATTCTCGGCGGCTACGGCTGCCGATACCTGAGCGCTAAGGTCTGCCGGGGCCGTTAAGGCAGCAGTTGTTGTGTCAACGGTGGTGACCTGCTCAGCCGGTGCAGTCGTCTGTGTTGCTGCCTGGTCAGCTGGCTGATTGGTCGCTGCAGATGCAGAAGGTGATGGCATAGTTCCTCCAGTGGTTGTTTTTTTGCGTCTGTCGAGTGCTTCACGCATCACGCTGAGCGCGTCGGTATTGTTAACAAGTTCATCCGCCAGACCGTTATCCACGGACTCCTGACCGGAGAAGACTGCCGCTTCGGTGTCCAGTACGGCCTGCACTGACATTCCGGTATAAGCGGAAACCTTTTCGGCAAACATCTGACGAGTGGCATCGATGCGCGTCTGAAAATCAGCGCGAACGTCCTTTGGTAATTTTTCGTAGGGATTGCCGTCGACTTTATGATCGCCGCTGTAAATCAGCGTGACCTCAACGCCGTTAGTTTTCAGCGCAGCGCCATAATTACTGTGCGCCATCATGACGCCGATGGAGCCGGTTCTGGCCGTTTGCGTGACAAGCCGTCGCGATGCAGAACTGGCAATGAGCTGCCCTGCGCTGCAGTTCATATCATTTGCCAGCGCCCAAACGGGCTTGATATCCCGCATCCGGGCAATAATGTCGGCACAATCAAAAGCCCCGGACACCATCCCGCCCGGCGTGTCCATATCCAGCAGAATACCGTCTACGCCGGGATCACTCATTGCCTGCTGCAGTCGGGCAATGACCCCGTTATAGCCCGTCATACCGGAATAAGGCTGCAGTGACCGGGTTTTACTGACCAGCGTCCCGGAAACGGGCAGCACCGCGATCCCGTTTGTTACCTGATAGCTCCGCGCTGGCCGGGGCCCCATTTCCTCGTCATCGCCAAACAGCGCCAGCGGCTCTGCAATTTGTTCAGCGCCGAGCGAGACGCCAGAAGCGGAATCAGTCAGTCGGGTGATACCCAGCTGGCCTGCCAGCGCGCAAAAGAAAACCCGCGCG